AGTGACATCTATAAAGGAATGGCTAGAGCATATACAGGTGAAAACGATGATTATATGAATGATGTTGTGAAAGCATTTACATCTATTGAACAAAATGGTATCAAGGTTTCAGATGATATATGTGATATATTTGATATGAGAGTAAAGAAACATATATCGAATGGTAAATTGTATTCACAATACAATCTATGGACAACAACAGGTCGTCCAAGTAATTCATTTGGAAGTGTTAACTTTGCAGCTCTACCACCTGAAAAGAGAAAAGGATTTGTGGCCGAAAATGATTCATTGATAGAATTTGACTTTGATGCATATCATTTAAGATTAATCGCTGACTTGGTTGATTATGATTTTGGTAAAGATTCAGTACATCAACACCTTGCAGATTTCTATGGTTCAACATATGAAGAATCAAAACAAATATCATTTAAATTACTTTATGGGGGAATAACAAAGGAAATAAGAGAAAAAGTCCCTTTTTTCAATAAAGTACATAGTTATATAAATAAGAAGTGGAATGAAATAAATACTCATAATCTTGTTTATACTGATATTTATAGACGGAAACTATTATTTAAGAACTATGAAGATATGAATAGAAATAAGGTTTTTAACTATTTAATTCAGGCTTATGAGACAGAATCAAATATTAAGAAGATTTTATTAATTCAAGACTATTTATTAGGGAAGAAGACAAAATTGGTTTTATATGGATACGATAGTTTCCTATTTGACTTTTCAAACCAAGATGGAGTGGAAACTTTGAGAGAAATAAAATCAATTTTAGAAGAAAACAAACATTACACCAAATCCAAAATGGGTTTAAATTATGGTGAAATGCAAGACATTACAAAGAGGTTATAATATGACAAATATTTCAGAAATCATAGAAGAGATTTTAGTAGAATGGGCATATCGTGTTCACGATGGAATGCCTAATCCCAAAAACGCACAACACATCCAAGAACTTCGTGAATCAATGGAAGAATTGAATTTACCAAATAAAGTTATATATGAAGTTATTCAGAATTTAATTAATGAAGAAGATAAAGAACATAGACTTGACGATAAAGAAAAAGAAAAAGCTAAAAATATGGGATTAACACATCTTGGTGGTGGTTCATATGGTAAAAAGGGTAAAGAAGCCACACATCAGGCAGTAGATGGAAAATTAGTTACAAAAAATGGTGGAGAAGAATCTGAAAAAGAAACAAAACCACCAATGAAAATTGATGCTAATCCAATGGATAAAGAAAAAAAAGAAAAGGATACTGACACAACAAGTAAAGACGAAAATAGAGACAAAGACCATCAAGATACTGATGCAGCTTTAAACTATTCAAAAACTCAAGAACAAAGGGATAAAGAAAGCGGAACATCTGATTTTGATAAAGGTGCTGGAACACATGTTTCAAGAGCTGGTGAAGCTTCAACTCACAAAGCATTACGAATGTTAAAAGAAGGTAAATCATATGATGAAATAGAAAAACAATTAATGTCTATCGCAAATGATAAAGATACATTTTTAACTAAAGAATGGGTTAACGCGTCTATAGCTGCTACCAAATCTATTGAATCTACCTTTGGTATAGATAATATAGATGAAATTGTTTGGGATACAAAAAGTGGACATAAAACTATAGGTGTTGAAAATCACGGAACATCAGCTGATATGTTTGTTAAATTAAAAGATGGAACTAGAGTTGGGGTATCACTTAAAAAAGATGGTAAAGTATTTATAAGAAATGGTGGACATAAACAAGTGTTTGATAAACTATCTAATGATTTAATTGAAAGAGGAGTTTCAGAAGCAGAAGTTGAAGAATTTAAAAAGAAGGCTGGTATTGAAAGTTTCCAAGAGGATTTAAAACAATCTATCCATAGTGGGACAGATAAATTAAGAATATCCAACGCTTATCCAGATGTTGTAAATAGATTAAAAACTGATACCGAATATGCTAGAAAAGTTTTAGGCCCCAATTATGAAAAATATATTAATAGAATAGATGATGAATTTTTTGATAGATTACAAGGTAAATCTGGTAAAATGACAAAAGATGATGTCAAAATTCTAGCTAAAATATCAGCAACCGAAGAAATGATGAATGAAGACCCTTCTATTTACAATGATATGAGAGATGCTGATATTAGATTAACTCAGAGATTTTTACAAGGTATACAAGATAGTCCACAAATAGAATCTGCTATAAAAGATGAGGTTTTAAAAGGTATACATGTTGAACAAATTTTTGGAACTGATACTGATATGAATCTTGATAAATTTATGACTGTGTATGGAATTGAACCTGATGGTTCTCAATTAAGTGAAAGAACTTTATTAAATTTATTTGGTTCAGATGTAGAAAATGCTCTTAAAGATTATAGAAATGTAAAATCAGATGAAAATAAAAAATTATTACAAAAAGCTTTAAGAGATAGATTAAAGATTGATTACAAAGATGGTGCGAAAGATGGTACGATTAAAATTAAACTAGATGATGGTAGTGAATTACCATTATTTACAATAAAGTCAAGGTCAAGGGGAATAGGTGCTTCACCTACATTCGAAATGGCACAAACTAATTTTATGTCAAATGCTTTAAAATTTGGAACTAATGTAAACGAATGGCCAGAACCACAAAAAACTAATTTTTTAAGAAAACAAGCTGAAGAAGAATAATGAAATCTCAACTACTAGCAACATTCACAACAAAAGATAATCTTGATGAAACAATTGAGAAAATCGTTGACGCATATGTGATTATATTCAGTAAAGTATATGTATTACAAAATGAAAACAATGTAAATGAATTAATCTGTACTTATAATGTGGATACACAAGATGGAATTGATTACAATAAAGTAGAGGGAACGATTTCCTTACATAGAAAAAAACATTCCAATACATTGTACACCATCAATGCATTGAATGAATGTATCAAAAATTTAAACAATGGTGTCTTAGACAATAAGTTTATGGTGCCGTGGGAAAACTTTAAGAATATGTTAATGGTAACAAATTCAGATGGTTTGAACAAAATCAATACAAGAATATTTAAAATAGAAAAAATTGAAAATAATTAAAAAAAAGCTTGACTTATATGCGATTTGTTTCGTATATTGTGAAGATAGTATAAATAGGTTATGTGGTTATATGGTATAACCATAAACAATAAACGATAAACGATAAAACATAGGAGAAATACAAATGGATATAAATGCAATAAAATCCAAACTCGCAACATTACAATCAACTTCAAATACAAAAGATAACTTTTGGAAACCTGAACCAGGTCAACAAGTTGTTCGTGTTGTTCCTTACAAACATAATAAAGATAACCCATTTATTGAGTTATTCTTTCATTATAACTTAGGTAATAATAAAACTTACCTATCACCTCTTTCATTTGGAAGACCAGATCCAGTAGCTGAATTTGCTGACAAACTAAAATCAACAGGTAATAAAGACGAATGGATTCAAGGTAAAAGACTTGAACCTAAAATGAGAACTTTTGCTCCTGTAGTAGTTCGTGGTAAAGAATCAGAAGGTGTTAAATTTTGGGGATTCGGTAAAACAGTATATCAAGAGTTACTTGGTGTAATTGCTGACCCTGATTATGGTGACATTACTGATGCTACTAATGGTAGAGATATTGGTATTGAAAGACAAACACCTGCTGAAGCTGGTAACCAATACGGTAAAACTACTGTAAGGGTTAAACCTAATCAGACACCAATTACTGAAGATGCTGATATGTTACAAAGTATCTTTGATAATCAATCTGATTTGACAAAACTTTACAATGAACCAACTTATGATGAGTTGAAAGAAGTTTTACAGAACTTTTTGAATCCATCTGATGACACACAAGCGAGTGCTCCAACGAACACTACTGAAAAAGTTGCAGAACAAACTTCTACAACTGCTAAAGCTGATGTTTCAGATGCATTTGATAACTTGTTCAATAATTAATCAATAACAACAAATTGTAATGAGTGGGATGACATTTCACATATGAAACTTCTCACATGAATACA